AAAGAAGGCGGTGGTACTGGAAAAGATGCTGGCGGAGGTATGACTGCTAAAGGTGTGGCAAATTATAATAAAAAAACAGGAGGTAATTTAAAAACAGCTGTTACAACCCCTCCTTCCAAATTAGATCCAGATAGTAAAGCTGCAAAAAGACGTAAATCATTTTGTGCTAGATCTCGTGGGTGGACTGGAGAAAGAGGTAAAGCGGCTAGACGTAAATGGAATTGTTAAATGAAATCAAAAGGACTTGGTGATACAATAGAAAAAATCACTAAAGCAACGGGTATCAAAAAAGTAGTTGATACTATATCAAAAGCAACCGGTAAAGATTGCGGTTGTAAAACTAGAAAAGAAAAGTTAAATAAAGCTTTTCCTTATAAATCACTTAAATCAAATAAAATGGCAAAAAAAGTAAACAAAATTAAAGCAGAAGAATTAGAAACTATTCAAGCTGCTGTAAATCAAGTTAATCAAATTCAAATGCAAATTGGCGGCATTGAAGCTCATAAGGCTCAATTGTTAACAGCAATAAAAGCTGCCGCGGAAGTTGTTCAAGCTGAACAAAAAAAGTTAGAAGATGTATATGGTTCTGTTAACATTGATTTAAAAACTGGAGAATATACCGATGTCACAGCAGATAATAAGAAAGATTAGCGTCGGTAAAGACTATAAGAATGACGCTATGCACTATGCCGTTGGGCAAGAAGTATATGGTGGCCATACTATAGCTAACATAATAGAGGAAGAAGATAAGTACTCCATCTATATAACAAAAAAAGACATGTTGATGCCCTGGAAAGACTTTAACAAAAACATGTCAATATCCGTCGAATACGATCTCTCATGGTAAAATGCAGAGCGTATTTAATTACCTGGTAAAACCGAAGGGCAGTAGGACAACAGGAAAAAAGGAAATAGAAGGTAACGAATTACTATTAAACACCGAATTACAAAACCACCAGTATACTCAAAGAATTGGTATTGTTATAGGATTGCCTCGCGCAAGAATGTATAACGAAATTAAAGAGGGGCTAGAGGTTATTGTACATCACAATATATTTAGAAGGTTTAGAGATATACGTGGTCAAGAAAAAAATAGTAAGAATTATTTTGAAGAGGATATTTATCTAGTACAACCTGATCAGATATATGCGTATAAACAAAACAATCAGTGGAAAGCATTGGAAGGTTTTGTTTTTGTAATACCTATAAAAGAAACGGATAAAATTTCTATAGAAAAAGAAAGACCATTAATTGGTATTGTAAAATACGGTAATAATAATATAGAGGTTGATACACTGGTTGGCTTTAAACCAAATTCAGAATACGAGTTTATAATAGACGGGCAAAGGTTATACCGAGTTCCCATGAATGCAATTACAATTAAATATGAATATCAAGGAGACGAAGAAGAATATAATCCAGGCTGGGCACAGAGCAGTTGAGGAATTAATTAAAGTAGCCAAAGAAGCTATTGTAGATTCGGACGATGATATTTCAGCTGATAGATTAAAAAATGCAGCAGCCACAAAAAAGCTAGCTATATTTGATGCTTTCGAGATACTAAGTAGAATTGACGAAGAGCAAAGATTAATTGATAACAAACCAAAAGAAGAGATTGAACAAACAACTTTTGGTGGGTTTGCTGAAAGAAGATCTAAGTAATGTATAGTCAAAGTTTATATAGCGTTGTAACGCCAATAAAACAAACTACCTTATCTAGATTGAATAAGAGTAAGAAATGGAAGTATGGATATAACAAAGAACATGATGTAGTTGTTATAAGTAAAACAGGGCAGATAGGTGATATATATAATATACAAAACCTAAACATAGCTTTGCCAAAAGCACCAAGCAAGCTAGATAAAACTTATGACAAGTGGACGCCTACAGAATATCCAAGGGAATTAAAGCTAATTAAAAGTATATTTGATTGGAGAGAATATCCTACAGAATTTAAATCAAAATGGGGCACATATATCGATGAACAATTTAATAAAAGAGAAAACGGCCATTGGTTCAATAATAAGGGTGTGGCTACTTACATTACTGGTACTCACTTTATGTACTTGCAGTGGTCCAAGATTGATGTTGGGAAACCAGAGTTTAGAGAAGCGAATAGACTATTCTACATCTTTTGGGAAGCATGTAAGGCCGATGTACGATCCTACGGATTGTGCTACCTTAAGAATCGTCGATCAGGCTTTTCCTTTATGGCATCAGGCGAGGTGGTTAACTTGGCAACCATATCTAGCGACTCCAGATATGGTGT